AGTGGACTTGGGAGTCATTGTTGCCATTGTTGCATCAGCTGCATCACCTAATGCTTCTATCGCTGTTGCGCCATTCTTAACTAGGTCGCTGGATGTTGGTACAGGCCAGCCATAATTGGGTGTAGTAGTTGCCATTAGGTTAGTGCTCCAGTCGCGTTAGTCCAAGTAAGTGTAGCATTTACGCCAGTCCAAATAAGTGAGGCTGGCAATATTGTTTCCCATTGTGTAGTCGATAGTGAGAAGTCTGTAGCTGAGACATAAAGGGTTATGTCCACATAGGTAGGGGTGGCGTTCAGTGCCACATTTTCCACAAAGCCATCAAATGTTCCATCGAGAAGATTGCTAGGCAGGTTGTTGATAAGCACAGGCTGACCAAAGAATATCCCAATCAGGCTGTCAAGCATTGCGCTCGGCATGTCGGGATTATCTAGGCGAAAGCGGATCGCGCCTAGTGAGCCTCTAGGGTTTTTGCGTAGGTTTAACTCTCTAGATGCAATATCAGTGATGTCTGCAAGGTTCTTGATGTTCGACTCAGCCGACTTCTCAAACAAGCCGTAAGAGGCTATAGAGTCGCTATCAGAGGTACTGTAGGTAGAGGCATAGCCAGCAGCGTACTTATAGATCAGGCTGTTGCGGATGCGAGCGATTTGAGTCTGAGACTGGATACTGCTCGGAGTTGCATAAGAGCCATCTAGGTTAGTAAAGCCATTAGCAGCCAAATAGTTAGAGCGGTGGTCGGCATCGTCATAAGAGACATTGCCATCCTTCTCCTCGTAAACCTGACCTAATGCGCTAGTTGCTATCTGATCTACTAAGGTCTGTGATTTGGCTGTTGCACTAGCTGCAAGATTAATCATCGTGTAGAAGCCAGGGTCAATAGTGCCGATATAAGTCTCAGCCTCAGCCCATGTGACAGTGGCAGGATAAGTATCCCAAGTGACTGTAGGAGTTACTTCTGCCCACGAAAGATTTAATGCGCTGCCTAGAATCTCTGCGATCTGTGCGCCATCTAAGGCTTCTGCAAGAGCTGTGTTATAGACAGCCTTAGTAAGTTTAGCCAGTGCGCCTATGCCAAGGATTGTGCCAGTAGTGATAAAACCTGACTCTTCTGGACTTCTAACACCAATATTAAAGTCTGATACTTCTCCGCCAAACACAGTGACATAAGTACCGCTAGAGTTCTTAAGTTCTAAAAGGATTGGTTCTGTGACATTGATTGTAAAAGGCGTGTTATCTGTATTGACTATCTGGACTTGGCAGTAACCTGCTGTTGGCTGGCGATCAATGTCTAATCGACCAGATGCAAAAGAGACAGAGGTGACAGTCGTATAGACATCATCACCTACAGTTATGCGCCATTCTGGAAGCCATGACATTATGCGACTCTCAGCGTTCCTCGGTCTGTTGCATCTTGCAAGACTTGATTAATTGCTTCTGCAATAGCATTTGGATCACCGATGCCAGTGTTCACAATAATTGTGTTACCGCCGCCATTGTTTTGAGCACCAGGGAAGCCGCTAGAAGCATAGTTGCCTGCTGTAGATGAATAACCTCCACCGACCACCGGCACGAAACTGCCAGCAGCTAGTGCATCAAGAAGTGAAGGAGTGCCTGTTCCTGTTGCTGTGCCTGCCACTGCTGAAGTGCTAGTGGCTGTGCCACCACCAAGCATCTTTAACTTAGAAATAGCAGCATCAAGATTGGCTAAGTTAATTAGATCCTTTGGAAGGATTGAGTCAAGGATGGATTTGATGTCTCTTAGTTTCAGATCCTGATTAGTGAGAGCACCAAGGATCTTTAAGTCTGCATTAAGTTTATTGGTTGCATTAGTTATCGCTGCAACGTCCTTGGAGGCGATTGCTTCTTCTAATTCCAGAATAGATTGCTTGACCTCAAGGCGAGCAAGGTCGTTAGTAATCTGTAGCAGTTGTGCTTGGCTAGTTACCTTGCCCAGTTGCTCAGCTGCATTCTTCTCAGCTGCTGCTAGTTGGATCTTCTCCATGTCAAAGACATTAGATCCCTTGCCTAGGGCTAAGTTAGCCTTGTCGATGGCTGCCTTTAATTGCTTGGCTTTGAGTTGCTTCAATTCTTCTGCTGTGAGTTTCTTGCTAGATCCAAGAGTTGTAGCAGTGTATCTAGACTCTAATTCGGCTAAGTGAGCCAACCCATTCATAGCGCGAGCTGCTGCTGCTTCTTGCTTCTTTCTTTCAGCCGCACCAATCTTGCTTAAGATACCTAAGCCAGTTGCTTGCATAGCAAACTTGAGTCCGGGCAAATTAACTGCTGCTGGGATGCTCTTTAATGCTTCCAGTAATACGCCTACGCCTCTAATTGCATCGGCAGTAAATAGAGCAAAGTCCTCCATGCCCTTAGCAAGATCATCGACTGTAGTGTCTTCGCTTAGACCCTTAAGCGCATCTATAATTCCTTTACCGATAATTTCCTGAACGTTATTAGATGCAACGGATAACTTGTCCATCGACCCTTGGAAAGTATTAGCCGAGGCAGTAGCAGCCCCAGCGAAGGTAGTTGAGAGTTGGTTCATTATCTCATCAAAGGACTTGGCCTTTAGATCAGCTTTGGAGATACCTACGCCTAATTTACCTAATGCTGTGTTATTCCCTAAATATGCTTTGGAAATTGCTCCTGTTACGGAGGCTAAATCTCTTCCTGTGGAGGCACTAATATCTAGAGCGATCTGCAATAACTTCTGGCTCTGTGCTGTGTTTTGTGTCGCTACTGCTAACTGCTGATAAGCAGGGCGCAGCTTGTCATCGACTACACCGAATTCGCTTTGTAACTTCTGGATAAAATCCTCAGCAGCGGCTGCATCTCGACCAAGCCCGACATTCTTAAGAGCCAATGCTAGTTGCTTCTGTGCCTTCTCATCAGCTGCTGCTGCCTTAACTGAAGCCTTACCAAAGGCTATAAGTTGTGCTGCACCGAAAGTAAGACCAAGGGTCTTAGCCAGACTCTTAACACTTCCCGATAACTTATCTAGAGAAGTCTCGGCTTGCTTAAATCCTTTGGCATCTAGTTTCGACCCAATATTAATCTCTGGCATGACTAACCCTTCCTGAATGTTTCACTTTGGGCTCTTACCATGAATGCGCGTTCTGCTGTGTCAATCGCTTTAAGAGCGGCACCGTAAGCCTTGCCTTGATCCATAGACCATGCCTTATAAATTAAACGACCTCGACCTTTACTGCTTTGAGTTAATTCTGGAAGGTTCTCAATAAATGTAGCACCTGCGCGAGGGTTAGCAGAACGACTTACTTTCTTGGATGCGCCGCCTGCTTTTGGACCGACCCAAGGCTGACCTTCAGGATTCTTGCGACCTGCTGTTTCATAGATTGCACCAGCTGTAGATCGGTTGAATATCTTGGCATTAGAGGTAAAGCCTGATCTAGTTGTCTTGCCGGGTTTTGTGCTGAAGCCAATGCCAGATTTAATTACTTTAGCATTGAAAGAAGGAAACCCTCCTTCAGCCCCAGAGCTTCTAGCCCATCCAGACATCGGAGAGTCAGAAGGAGCAAAGCCTCTGGCTCTTTTAGCGATAGGAGCAAGGGCTACTTTTAGTTCATTGTTTAATGCTTTGTTAAGATCTGGAGCAAACTCTCGGAGGGCTTTGCGAGTTTGTTTAACGCCTTCTATTCTTACTCGCATCACTGACCTCCTTCGCTTCATCTCTGAGACCTTGCAGGAGTGCATCTAGCATGGTCTTATCTAGTTCTAATAGTTGCTGTGGCGCGATCCCCAACCTAATGCTCAAGCGAGCGATTAAGTAGGTGAATGGTTGATCGCGCTTTAAGCTAAAGGGTCGGAGTCAAGCACCTCAACACTTTTAAGTGTCTCGATGAAGTCCATCCCGAAAGGCTTAACAGTTTCACCTGACCTGCGTGTTACTTCCCATGCTAGCCAATAGACATCGCTCTGCTTTTCTTCATCGCGGAACGCCTTATGGAAGCCCTTTTTAGCGTACTGCTCAAACGAATACTCCACTGCTGGAGTGATCTCGCCTTCTAATACGCTTCCATCTAGTCGAACTATCTTTAGTCTTGCCATGGTTTGCCCCTTTGTTTAGTTGTTTAGAATGTGCCTGTAGTGGCTACTGCAACAGTTGAGTTAGCAGTGAATGTGATTGACTGTGTGCCAATGTCACCAACAGCACCGTTAATGTCGGTTGTGTTGTTCACTAGTAATGAGACAGT